TGGAAGAGGCGAAATCAAGAGCAAAGAATTTGAAGATACGCGTTAATTTTTATAACGGTGACATTTTCAATTGTCCGAACAGAAGATATAACGTGGTGTGTTTCAATTTTTCTTTGCATTATATTTTCGCATCGGAGAAATTATTCAAAGAGTCTATACGTGAAATTAAAAAACGTATGAAACCAGGTGGGAAACTAATAGGGATTATTCCAGATTCGGAAAAGATTATTATGAAAACACCGTTACAGGATGAGATGGGTAACTTCTTCAAATTGAAGGAACATGGTAACGGTGGTTTTGGTGAAAAACTGTTTGTACATTTGATTGATACTCCTTATTATTCGGATGGTCCAAAATCAGAACCAGTTGCATACAGAGATCATCTTATTCATGAACTAGAGTCGAACGGTTTTACTTTAACTCTATGGGAAAACTTATCAGGAAGTCACATCTCAGAGTTGTACAGTAAATTTATGTTTGTATATAGAAAATGATAGCGGTAGTTGTATTGTTTATCATTAATGTATACCTATACATGACTACAATTGAACCCATTAAGTTGAGGTTAGTCAAGGAGAGGTATAAGATATTCCGTGAAAGTGTAGAAGGTACAGAATTTGAAAAATTGAAGCATCCGATACCTATCACAGCACATCATAGATTGAAGGGTACAGTTGGGTACAATCTCAATAAAGGTTCAGAGATTGGGTTATGTATAGATGGTGAAGTGAATGAAATCTTTCATGTTTTGATCCACGAACTTGCACATTCTTTAGTGAAAGAATTTGATCACTCTAAAAAGTTTTGGGAAACCTACAACAAACTAAAGGATCATTGTGTACGTTTAAATATATACGAACCAATTCCAACCGAAACACCCTTTTGTGGTATGCATGTCCAGGATAAATAATCTAGGTATACACCAAATGAAAACACCTCTGTCGACAGTTTTCACTGCAGTATTCATGTGGATTATCGTCTATGCGATAACCATGGTTCCTATATACACCAGGAACTATCATGCGAATCTAGCTCTGATGACAATTGTTATACCAAACATGCTTAGGTTAATTGTTGGTCAAGTTCCCCAGTTGGCGGTTGACAAGGGTTTCTTCTTCTCATCGACTATCATCGCCTTCATTCTTGTAGAAGGTTTGTCTCGTCTCGTTAAAACTTTAAAGGGGCAGATCAAGGATTATGGGAAGGAAAGAAGGAAGAGCTTGGAAGTGAGTCTCTTATTTCTAGCCGCGTTCATAGTTGGGGCGGGAATTACATATTTTATCGGTGTAGATAAATCAATCTATAGCAATATGGGTTGGGAACAGGTTCCCTAAGCCTTGAGAACATAGCTCTGGCTAATATGGAAAAGAACAGCCGCTACAAGACCAGTGGCACCAAGGCCAATCAAGCTTCGACGACCAGCGTCGTTCAAAAACTGAGGAATCATTGTAGCGAGCTTCTCTTGTACGGGTGTGCTAATAGCCGCGGCCGTACAAGCAGAAACAATAAGAGCCTGTAACTGTTGATCAGTGAGGTTAAAAGGATTTTTAGACGCGGGAGACTTTGTAGCAGTCTCGTTCATGACAGGTTGGGGAGAAGCAGCCATCATCTGCATCTGCATAGGAATCTGAGAAGGCATCTGTGTTGGCATGGATGGGGGTGCCATCATCTGAGCCTCCATAGGTTCTGGTTGACCCATCAATTCGGAAATAGGTGTAGAGTCCATAGTAACTTTACTTTCACTGACATTTTTTTCTTCATTATTATGCGTAATAAAAGACGTCGATGAATTAACCTGAACCATACCACCGTCAGAATTGTCTGATAAATTCATGGTACGAATGTCCGTCATTTAGTATTGATCTATGTTTTTACTATTAAATAAAGACGCAGCCTGGTTATTTCTTCTTAGTAATGGTTAACGCTGTTTTCTTTGTAGCTTTCTTCGCATCAGTCTCTTGTTGAGAAAGGTATTTGGGGTTATACATTTTTCTGTGAGCTGCCCATAATTCTGGACCACCGACTCTAAAATTCTTTCGAAGCGTTGCCTTGTACCAAAATACACAATCCTGAATTTTGTTAGATTTAACGGTGTTATCAAGAACTAAGCATTCATAATTTTCTGTGCAGGCATCCATAACTTTTGAGAACATATCGTAGTTTGGAAATATACCAAAAAAGGACTTGTAAAGCTTCTCCCGATTCTGAATAATGTTCTCCCTGAGAATGAACACGTAATCCACGTTAGCTCGTAGTGCTGGTGGTAAGTCCATCACATATTGCATTGTCAACATAAAGAAGATCTTCCAATGACGACCATTCATAAAACATTGTCTGATGCAGGTATCTTTTAGAAACTTTGAGTCGTACATACAGTCATCTAAAAGCATAAAAGTTCCACAATTTTTTTTACCTGCACCCACCAACTTCCGCTGCCTGGCCATAACACGCTCTATGGCTTCCCTGTCATAATCGCCATAAACGAAGAGGTCTGGAATGAATTCGGAATAAAAATGATTACCTTCTTCTGTACCACTGAGGACTATACCCGTAGGAAGGTGCTTCTTATGATACATGATATCCTTTACCAGAGTACTTTTACCTGTATTACGCTTTCCTATAAATACACAAACGCGATCGTCTGTCATAGTCGCAGGATTGAATTTCCTCAACTGAAGATTCATCTACTTTAGTGTCCCGTTTTATTTGAGAATATTTTACCCGCACATATTAGATATGTCTGGAGCTGTAAAACTGGCAGTGACAGGTGTTCAGGATCAATGGCTTACAGGTGATCCAGATTTTTCTTATTTCCTGACAACATTCAAACGACATACAAAGTTTGCCTTGGAGCAAATTGAAACACCATTTGATGGTGATGTTGGGTATGGTGAAGAGTTACGCTGTAGAATTCCACAAAACAAGGGTGACTTGGTCAAAAGTGTGACTGTTAAATTTTCCTTGTCCGCACCCGAAGATGGTGATGGAAATAAACTTAATTTTAAACCATCGTTTTGTACAGATCTTATTGATACAGCTGATTTATACATAGGAGGTCAGTTAATAGAGCGTCTTACGGGTGAATATATATACATGCATCAACAACTTCATAATACTATAGATGACATAGAGCAAACGTTATACTTTTTAAATGGTCATGGTAGTAAAATTTTTGATTTCACAGGTGAACAAACATTTTTTATCGATCTTCCATTTTATTTTAATCGTGCAACTTCACTTTCTATACCCACATCAGCACTCTTAAAACAACAGATGGAAGTAGTAATAAACTTGAAAAATCTCACCGATATCATAAATGGTCCAAATCCATCTTCAGATGTACAAGGGAAAATATTAAATATATCTCTTGATACAGAATTTGTATTTATAAGTGACGATGAACGATTTTATTTACAATCCATGCCTCTTCAATATCTCATATCACAAGTACAATTATCACATGTTACATTCAACCCCGGTGAAACTCAGAAAACCTTTATGATCAATTTTAAGCATCCAGTTAAAGAACTTTTATTTTTAGCAAAGAAGGGAAAGGAATTCTATAGAATTGAAAATGTAAAATTGGATTTCAATGATATGAATGTCATGGAATGTGATCATCTATTTATGACATATGAACAACCATTACTTTATCATATAAACTGCCCCGAAGATGGATCACCGTTTGGTGTCTACAGTTTTGCACAGAACCCAGAATCACATTACCCGTCCGGTCATGTCAACATGAGTAGAATAATTCACAAAAGAATGACTGTTGATATAGATCCTACAGATGATAAAGTTGTACTTAAAATATTTGCTGTGAACTTCAATATTTTACATATCGAGAGCGGCCTCGGGGGTTTAAAATTTTAACGGTGTATAGTAGTAATGGCTGGAAGAATTCAGCTTACAACGAGGGGTGTTCAGGACGTCTATTTTACTGATAACCCGGATTACTCGTACTTCGTTCAACTATTTCGAAAACATACAAATTATACTACACAATTTGTAAAACTGGATGTAGATAATGATGTTGAGTTTGGAAAAACCGTCAGTGTAACTATACCAAAAGATCAAGGTGATCTTGTTAAAACAATTAGTTTAGAAATAGAGTTGGATAAAATCGTTGGAGCCGATTCAACACGTATTGGTTACGTGGAGTCTATAGGACATGCAATGATTGAGTATGTAGATATGTATATAGGCGATGAGAAGGTGCAACATATACCAAGTGATTATTTACAGATTTACTCGGAACAAAATTATACACAGTCTAAACAAAAAGCTCTTGAAAAGTTGATAGGTAAATATCCAGACAGAACTTCTGATGTACCTGTTTCAAGTGGTGTAATTTTAGGTCACTTAGGACCTGCTACACAAACCAAAAAACTATTTATTGATGTCCCTTTTTATTTCTATCGTAAACCAGAATTGGCTATACCTCTATGTGCTATGTGTTTTCAAGAAATACGCCTTGAAATTAAATTCAGAGATTTGAAAGATTGTTTAGTACAAACAGATCCTCCTACAGACACATCTCTCCAAACAACTACATTAGATTTTGATCTCGTCTCGAATGTAATAATTTCTTCAAATGTCGTTGTCGCTTCTTCGGATGGAAGTAACGTTGCTACTAATAAGAACAGTCAAATTGAGATACCAGATAAAACCACATTCAATGGTGTTGGTGTAGTGTCGCCGGCTATGAATATAATTGTAACTAATGGGTTCATAAATAGATACGAGAATGGTCAATGGGTTGGATACACAGCTTCAATTAGTACCAGTAATACTATACATTTTTCAGATGACGGAAATGTTATAGTAGAAGTTCGTACTGGTATATGGGAGTGGAATGGAACAGAATATATATTTACATTAAACACAAATATAATTGCACTATCTAGAGATGGTAATTTTTATTGTGAAGAGGGATCGGGTTTAAGACTTGAAATATTTAACATAACAGGAACTCGTTTAGGGGAGTTTTTTAACAAAGCAGTTAATGTTGCAGTGTCTCAAGCACATTTATCTCATGATGGTACAAAATTGTTAATCGTACTTAATGATATTGTTTACGTATATCAATATACAACCGATTGGTTTAGATATGGTCAAAATGTAACACTTTTCGAATCGGGTATACTCACATATGTAAAAGATGGAAATAGTTTTTTTGTGTATAACCCAAATGAGCAATATAATCATCCAGCTACTGCTACTGGGGTTGGTCGTGTATACGTCTATGACACTACAACAACACAATGGACTGAGGTACATAGATATAAGGGTTCCGGTGGAACGTATGCGTCAATGAGTGATGATAAATTGAAATTACATATTAAAAGAAGTGATAATGAAACAGATGTAATTACACTGAAGGAATTGACCCGCTCAGTTGAAGGATACGACGAGGTTGTTATACAAAGTGTTGAAAATATAGTTGATGCCGGTAGTAATGTGTATGGTGCCGGTTATCAGAGTTTAGTATCTCAGGTACAAGAAATATTTGCTTTTAACATTAACACTTCATACTCACAAAACATGATTCAATTTTTACCTCTTAGTTTAAATGATACAATAATATCTAATAATGGTTTAGTTCGGGTGGATCATTATACACTTCGTAATCCCCCGCCGGGGGCGGCGAATTTCAACGAGGTTCGTGTGTTTAAAAGAGGTTCTATATCAACTGGATTTGGGCTGTTGAATATTACAGATCCTGCCGCGGACCTCGAGTCGGTCGGTGTAGACCAATCTAAAATATCCCTGTCTGGTTCAAATAATATATTTAGTAAGTTTTCTATATCCAAAACAGGTAGATATTTTGCTGTACAGGATCATACTAATAATGAAGTTCTTGTCTACGAGGTTTTCAACGGATTTTATAGAAATATCCAGTATGTAGATATAACAGTACCAAACGTATCAGCTAATACACAATTTATGTCATCTTTAGTAGGTCTTAAATTCTCCGATGACGAAACAAGTTTTACAATGTATGGTGGTAACAACAATATTCAAACGTTTCTCATATCAGATCCAACTATTGCAGAGACAACGATAACAGAAAACGATTTTGTTCACCCTATAGTGGCCGTTTCAAAAGACGTAAATAGATTTATTAAATATGACTCGTCCACTAATATTATAAAAATTTTCACTATCAACTCAGGTGGGACACTTATTTCAAGTTTACCTATCAATTTACCATCTACTCCGTTAGCATTTGAATTAAGTAAAGATGGAATATTGGCAGCAGTGGTGACAGACACATTTACTTACATATATTCTTATGATGGGGCAGGATGGAAACAGAAATCGTCCCTGTTTGTTGGTATTGATACTTTTAGGAAATTTTATATGATAGATGACGGTAATACACTGATTTACATAAAATCCGAATTACCAGCTAATCGTACCCTGGTTGAAGTGTATACATATAACAATAATATTTGGAGTCGTATACATCAAGAAAATGATAACAGTACCATCGGTACATTGGGTATTGGAGATGTATCCCTTAACGGTCACCATATAGTGTCGTTATATGATGAAGATCCTCGCTTTCCAAAACGAAACTTAAGATTAAAAAATATTGGTACTCAACAATTATCAGTTGTAGTTGGTGTAGATAAAGACATAAGTCAAGTGTACCCAAAACAAATATTATCTTGTAAATTATCTTTAGAAATGGTATTTTTAGATAAATATGAACGGGCAATTGTGAAAGATAAGAAAAAAGATTATGTAATAACTCAATTACAACACAATAGATTTTTAGCATCAAAAGGATTACAAACACATAAATTTAGAACTAACTTTTTAAATCCTGTAAAAGAATTATTTTTTATTATCAAACGTGAAAATAAACAAGAGTATTTAGATTTTGTATCACCTTTTGACTATGATAATGATACAATTACTAGTGAAAACAAACTCATTTTCTATGAAAATCTAAAGAGTCTTGAATTCAAATTAAACGACACACAAGTATTAGATGAAGATACAGGAAATTTTGCATTCCTCAAGGCTATACAACCAGCTATTCATCACTCTAAAACACCGTTGATTAGACGATTTTACACCTATAGTTTTGCATGTGAACCAGAACAACATTTCCCAACAGGGCAAGTAAATTTCAGTCTCGTAAATAATCAATTGATGACATTCAATCTTACACAGAATACAACAAGTAATAGAAATATAGACATATACGCTTTAAGCTATAACATACTTAGGTTAGATAAAGGTATGATGCGAGTAATGTTTAATACGACATGAACATGCAAACGGGTTTCGGTGATTCGGGTGACAATATGGCTGAGCAGTATATCAGTACTATGATGAATATTGTCACACCTGTATTGGAAAAATCCATGGTGTTGGCTTGTGAATATGCGAAAGTTTGTGGGAGAGATATTGTACTCCCAGAAGATATCGAATATGCAAGTAAGTACTGTGCCATGTACACAGTTGGGGAGGATATTGGTAGCATTTTTCCAGAAATTTACAATGACCAAGACGAAGAAGACGAAGAAGACGAAATTGAGGAAGTTGATGATGCTGACTGTCCACCATTCGCAAGGTACTCCGGTACAGAGGAAAGGTTCAAACGTATCAATGAAGCCTACGATAGATGGGATTCATGGCAACCCCAGAATCCGACAGAAGTCATGTTAAAAAATGCTATTAATAGTAATGGACCCAGTGGGATGGACTAATAGTGAATTTAAAGTTATTGATAATGACTCAGAAACAGACAGTGATACGGATTCTGACACAGAGTCGGAAGAAAACAATCAGGGGACTAAGGGTTATTCTGTACAAAAGTACAAGAAAATATTAAATGAAGTTGAATTGTTACCAGAATAATTTTCTATACTTACAATAAATGTCTAACGCCGCTCTCGAAACTGTCCAGGTTCTCACTAAGGAGCTCCAATCCCAGTCTCTCAACTCTGTTGTCGCGGGTTTTTCCTTCGCGGCTGCCATCTCTTGGCTTGATCTCGTTCGTTGGGCTATCAACCAGATTGTCCGCGTCCAGAAGAACGGTGGCCTCCACTATGGTCTCACCGCTCTGTTCACGACTCTCCTCTCCGTCGTTGTGTACCTCGTGATCGCTCGCTTCTCTCCCGGTGTGAAGAAGCCCGTCGCCCCCGTGTACGCTGTCACTCGCTAAGTTTTCTTACGTGTGATGACCAGAGTAAGCATACCAAAAAATAAAATTATAGAAATCAAGACGTATTGTCTCCATCTATACGGATCCTCAAAATCGGGGATGCTTATAGGCGGTGGTAAAACCCCAACATCTGGTGCAGTATGCTTAGATATTGCTTTAAATTTTCCCGTATTACACTCAATCTGAAATTTCAGAACATGTTCCTGATGCCTGAAATCGTATGGAATCATTCGACCTTGACTCATGTAATAAAACTGTATATGTAAACTCTTAAGACCTTTTTGAGACCCAGAGAAGAACGTGTGTTCAACAGGGTCATCTGAAATGTAATTTACATAAGGGCCGTTGATCAATATCTGACCGGTATAAAAGGGTTCTCGAAGATAAACATCTTTATTGAATGTCTCGGAACCTGTACCTATACGCAGTAAAAATGCATTTGGTCCTTCAAGGTTAATAGACCCACCGGTGTATGTACCACTATCTGGTATAGTTATATTCTGTGGAGGTAGACCAAATAATTGATGAGGAGTTGTGTAACTCGATGACACAAGATTAGATACCGTATCATCTGTTCCTGACATGTAACGGGCATTCGTACCGTCACCAAATTTTATAACCTTCGGCCCGTTTGCAGTATTTGTGTATGTAATTGAATTCGTGTTTGAATTATATGCAGCATCTATATTTGTGATACGAGTGGTAATAATATGTGCCAAATCAAAACCATCATTGAAAGAGCGGTTTGGTAACGATATGATAGAATTGTTAATACTAAAGGTATTGTTACGGGCGTGAATCAATGTTTGACTGTTTGGTATACGAGCGGAAAGAAGAGTGATTTTTTTAACGTCATAAATTTCATTCTTCAGATCGATTATATAATCGTGCGGGTCTGGGTATTTCGAATAGTCGCGTTCACTACTATCAATTTCTAAAGTATGGACCTCCATTAAAATTTGCGTATAAAATTTTAATGGGTGTTTTGATTTGATATATTTATGATTTAATTGATGGTCTTGCTGAAAGGGTTGTTCGCAAGTTGGTTCTTGGCTAT